AAAGTATAGTCACCGCTGGTCGTTACAGACGGTGAGCCTGTGACTGTGCCGGTGTACTGTTGTGTTAATATTTTAAGAATCACAACTCCTGACCCTCCATTGCCGCCAGCGTTAGGGGTGTATCCGGAATCGCCACATCCGCCACCACCACCGCCTTTACCGGATGCCCCGTTTGTGCCAGAAACATATCTGTAACCGCCATTGCCGCCACTGCCAGAGCCTCCGCTTCCGCCAGCGCCTTCACCGCCTCCACCACCGCCCCCGGCAAAAGTACCTTGGCCTTCCCAAGATGCACCAGATCCACCATTCCCTCCGATATCAAGAGTTGAGGCAACAGGCGATCCACCAGCAGAACCTTTACCGCCACCACCACCTCCAGCACCAACTGCCGGAGGAAATGCGCTACCACCATTATTGCCTTGACCAGAAACCCCGGAACCGCCAACACCGTAGCCGCCATCATATTCACCACAACCACCACCAGAGCCACCGTTACCTCCGTTTGGGCTGCCACCGCCAGCACCACCCCCGCTAGTTGTGTAGCCTAAAAAACTAGAGCCACTGCCTTTAGAACCCAAACTATGCTGAAGTGCTGGAGCCGAAGATCCTCCTGCGCCAACAACAACAGAATATAAAGTCCCTTTTTCAAGGACTACATCTGACGGTGTTAGCATGCCACCGCCACCACCCCCGCCTCCGGGGGCACCGCCACCACCACCGCCACCAGCAACAACCAGCGCTTGTGCTACTAGCTTAATCTGGTTGGTAGCAAGTACACCCTGAATACCACTCATGAAACAGCCCCAGTGATTACACAGACTGTGCCAGATACAAAGAATATGGTCGCCAAGCCACGGGTAAGCAAACTAACAGTAGACCTATCAGTATCAACACCAGACACATACGCTGTCGTGATGGAACAGGTAATAGTAATGGACCCAGTGGTGTTATTGTATATATTCACAACATCACCGGCAGAGAATGTCGCATCAGGGATTGTAATCGAACCACCACTACCCACAGTGACATGGAATCCAGCGTCAGATGCTTGCAATGTGTAGCTGCTGGTCTTCTCAGCGCCCAGAGATGGTATTCCACGGAAATCACCGGACTGCACCCACCACGCACTGTTTGCCGGGTCTGTCGGATCCTTGTTCAGATTCGATGCCTGAAGCGAAATATAAAACGCCCCATCAGAACCAACAACCGTATCATCTGCCCCGTATGTATACACAGAAAGCCATTGGAGACCGCCCGGTGCCCACTTCCCGGTGGTGGATGTTGGGTTCTGGTTTGTGTTGGAGTCGATCAAAGACTGATACAGGATACCGTTATAGGTAACAGATGCGCCCTTGTTATAAGTCGTGCCGGCGTCCCACTCAGTTGAGTACAGCAGGGTCCAATATCCAGACGTGCTTGTCGGGTCATTGTTTCGGTTGTTGTTTATAAGGGACCGGTAGTAAACATCGTCAGAACCGGCAACAACATCATTGGCCGCATACACTCTTGATGCCAACCATGGATCACCAAATCGGTTTGATGTCTCACCAATTGGATCAAGCACTGCAAGCTGTACATCGTCAGCGTCAGCCAAAATAGCCTTTGCCACGCCATCAAAGAAGATGTTCGGCTGGCGACCTGAAGCACTAAGAATGACCGGGTTGGTGTTTGCTATCGTGTACCCAACATCAGCGTAGGTAGTCTTGAGTGTAGTTGTGCCAGACTCGTAAAAATAGATCTTACCGCCAGACAGGACATCGCCACTGTTGTCAAAAAACTGTGAGTTAATATCGCCAAAACGTGCCATGCTCGATTACCTAATTTGATCTTGAAGAAGTTGTCTGATGATTTTTATTTGCGCATCTGTGTCTGGGACTTTTTTCTTTAACACGGACTTTGCAACAGCCTTTCCAGCTTCAGTGGCTACCCCGCTAACAGATGTTGGCATGTTCGCTTGCATGGCCTGCATAATCTGGCCTTTAAAACCGGTTCTTGCGGCGCCACCCAAAGCGCGATCAATCTCATCAACAAACAAAACCTGTGTCAGTATATCGTCATCAAATTGAGCGCCATACTTTTTCGCGACAGCCTCAAGTTCCTGTATTGCATCATAAAGGGTCACTCTTGACTGCGCATTGCTCATCAGCCTTCTGGAAAGTGTTCCAACTGCTTTATCTGCGCTAGGGCCGATAAGGTTCATTTTCTTTCCAGCGACATCCTGCAAAGCATCAAGGGCCGATATAGTGTCAGCATATGTAGTGTTGACTCTATTATATTTTGGGAAAGAATTATCTAGCACCGTGTCTATATTTCTTCTGAAATTTTTCAGCATGATTTCAGCTTGCCCAGAGAGCCCTTCTGACGTTTTACCGTAACTAACAATCTCATCTATAAACAATTTCAAATTGTGAAGCTCAAAGGCGTTATTTGGATCAACACTGTTAATTCTGCTCATTATCCTTCTGACAGCCCTTTGTGGGCCAGACATACCCTCAAGCTGAGAGCCCTTGAACACTGGAGTCATGTCATCAGCAAACCCAACATTAAGTTCATCAAGTTCGTCAATTAGCTGGCTATAAGCATCATATGCGTTGACTCGTTTTCCTTTCAATTCGGCGTTGGCAACAGCTTTTATTTGTTTCCCTGCATTTTTATTTGCTTGATGAACAAACCTAAACCTGTCAAGGAGCGTGTCTCCAGCAACATCGCTCGCTCTGTTTACCATGCCAAAGCGAGCGTCTTTTTTTCCTTTCTCAAAAAGATCAACCATTCTCAACATTGCAGCATTGTCTTTTTTGGACGCGCCTTTTACTGCTGCTATCACACCCTCATCAAAGCCGGCATCTATTGCTTTAATAGCGGTTGAATCATCTACTATTTCTTTTGCACCGACAGTAATGTAATTGCCAATTTTCTTGCTTGGCGCTTCAGATATTTTGTATTTTGCGACAATAGGATCGTTACTACCCTCACGAATCATTTCCGCAATCTTGGTTTTTGTTGGGGTTGTAATTCGAACTTCTGGTGCTGCCCTTACGCCTTTGATTCCAGCAATGGACATAGCAATGTCTGGGGCTGTCTCTGCCAGTGTTGCAAGAAGCGGGTTGCCCGTTTCCTCTAAAACCCTTTCACCAGCAGCTTTCATCCCCCTATCTTGAACAGCCTGAACAGTCTGCTGCGCCTGCTCCATGCCCTGTCCAGTAATAAGCTCGCCAATTCCAGCAATAGATGCCAGTGGGATACGTGCAACATCAACACCCATCTCCATCAGGTCGCCAAGCCTTTCAAGATTTCTTTGCCCAGATTCCGTTTTTGGCCGAAAGGCTCCAGCCTGCATATCCTCAATGATACGGACACCGCCCTCAAGATCTCCAGTTCCTGACGTGTATCCAAGCCCGGTAAGACCGCCCAATATTTGCCGCCCTACCCCGGATGCAACTGCTCCAGCAGGCTCAATGATTCCAGAACCAAAATAATCTTTTTCAGCAGGCGCTCTTTGTGGAGCGGGGGCCGTGGCACCAAACATGCTCTCAAGCTGGGCTTGTGGGTCTGTAGGGTCGATGGCCTGCGGAATTGCAGTGGCGGCGGCACGTTGCGCAAGCCGGCCCTGAGACACCTGTGTGGCATCTTGTGACATCGTTTGGCTTTGATCGGCAGAAGCTGGTTTCGCAATCTGCTGGTCTGCAAGTCGTCCGGAAAATCTAGCCATAACAGTTCTCTATTGCTTTATGTATAGTAGCCCGTCATCCGGGTCAACATATTTTTCGCCAATAAACAAAAGATCAAACTGATCTTGCGTTTCAGGCATCGGGTATCCGCTTTCATGATAGGGCATGGATGCTCTTTCTTCCACCACATCATAATAATCCCTGTCGTATTTTATTGTATCTAGCGCAAATCCTTTGCTTTCAGCGCTTCTCTGCAATGCGCCAACTATCCGCCTCAAAGCATTTTTGTACTGAACCTCTCCAGCCGCTAAGTTAAGACCGCCAGTTGCAGCTTGTCTCAATATTTTAATATCTGACTCGCTTAGAACCCCAGACATTCTGCCTAGGTTTTGCAACGTCAACAGATCTTCTAGTGCCTTGGCATCTGATTCTTGCTGAATAGATTTTGCTCTGAAAGTTGGTGTAAGCGTATCAACAGATCCGGTGATAGCTGACATGTCACTATTCAAAAGCCTGTTGGCTATATCGTATATCTGGTTGGCTTCACTAATAGCTGTCTGCTGCTCTTGAGTAGCCGCCCGTTGTTCTCTCTCGATCTCCTGCTGACCCTGCTCTGGAGTAATTAGACCTGAGTTCACGTCGCTCTGAATTTTGGCTATCGTGGTCTGTGGAGTCGGCGCCTTCTGCTCCTTACTTGGTCCAGATGCAATCTTTTTGTAGCTTCCATCAGGCTGAATTTCGTAAAGGTCTTGTGATTCGCCCAGAGTAACTCGTTCTCTCAGTGCGCGAGTCAATGCCCCGGTTGCGTATCCGCGATTAACCAGTGATCCAAGCATCCCCTGAAGCTCGGTTGCGGCCTGCTGGTTTCCAGCACGGGCAGCCTGAGCCATTGTCACCATTCCTTGCGTGTCGGTGGAATCAATCCCAAGACGGTTCAGGATGTTCATGCGATCCAGCCCAAGACTGATTACACCATCGTAATCACCCTTTGACAGAAGCTGCTGTGCGGCATAGGCATCCTGATACATAGCCTGCTGACGCGCAGACTCCCTCTGTGCCATCTGCTGCTGGAACTGCGGGAACTCGCCACCGAGAACCGCACCCATGCCTCGTAGTACATCTGCTATTGGAAATTCGGCCATGATCTTATCCGTTATATACGTTTGGAATTAAATCCCTTGTGGAAAAGGTCCCAAAATTAAAATTACCACCTAGGGTTGTGGGCTGCGCAGAATAAGGCTGTCTGGGCGGGAATCTATTCTGTGATGCCATCTCTACATAGTTTGGTATGCCTGCCTGCCCCGGAAACATCATGCCGTAAAGGGCGGCCATATCCCCTCCAGCAGTGAGCATTTGCTGCATGCTAAACGGGTTCTGGTTCTGCTGCATCGGCTGTGTTGCGACACCGGAAGCCTGACCTCCCATACCAGTCAGAGCATTCGCAGTATTTATTGCTTGATTTGTCGCAGCACTAGCAACGTCTGTTGCCAGCCCGGTCGTTACGTTCTGTTGAGCGGTTGCTCCCTGACCATAGATATCGGAAATATTCTGACCAAGACCAAGCTGCGCGTTCGCCTGATTGATTGCTGCCTGATTGATAAAGTCAGCACTTTGTTGGCCAGCCTGTTGCCTCATAAGAGCCTCACGCTGTCCCAGACCGCTCATAACACCTGCCTGCTGCCCCATTAGACCAGCAGCGCCTCCAGCGGCACCGTACCCTCTGGTGGCTATCTCGCCAAGCCTTGCGAATTGGTTTGCAAAGTCTTGCGCATACAATCCAGCATTTAACTCTGCCAGAGCCTGACGGACGTTACCGCCGCCAAGACCACCAAGGGCAGCGGCGTTGCGTAGCTGGGCACGTTCCTGCTGTTGCTGAAGGAAATCAAATGCAGGTGATGTCATGTACTCAGACATTGCGGCCTGCTGTTCTTCTGGGCCAAGCGCGCCGGTCAGTGCGGCCTGTCTTCTTGCGGCTTCGCTGCCGTAATCCATGTATGGCTGGTAGTATCCAGTCGCAGTATTATAAAGTCCTGAAATGTCGCCACTGGTACCTTGCAACGCAGAAATGGCCGGAACCAGCCCGGACTGCTCTGTTGAATATAAGCCTGATGATGCTGGATTGTATCCCGGCAAAGCCCGCATTAGCTGCTCATCACTGATGCCGTAACGCTCCGCTGCACTCCTGATACGCTGTTTATCAACATATCCTTGATCCGCTACACGACCTGCAACAGCATCAAACACCTGCTTATCTGTGTATCCGCCAGCACCGCCAAACGCCTGACGAATCCCGGAAACATCTCGACCTGTGGCCTGCTGTAGCTGGGCAGGAGTTACGCCAAACTGGATCATGCGATCAACAAGTTGCTGATCTGTAAGTCCCGGATTGGCGGCAAGTGCCTGCCTGATTTCTTCGTTAGTAGCCATTGTCAGTACCCATTCATGCCGTAGTTCATCATCTGCATATTGCGAAGATATTGCTGCTGATCCGGCGTAATCTGCGGCATATTAGCCCGACCGCCAAGCCCAGATAATTTGCTTAGTCCAGAAAAGTCCAGAGGCTGCATCTGTGTAGACTGGGCAAGCTGCTGAAAGTCAATATCAAAGCCCTGTGGTCTCAATCCTGAGAGATCAACAGGTTTCCCCATAAGGGCGTTGAGAGCCTGCTGGGTGCCAGCATAAGAAGTCCCCTGACCCATCATGGAGGCCTGCTGCGCAAGATCCATCCGTGGAACCATAGTTCTGGTGATTTGATCAGGAATGCGATCCTGAAGCTGGCCGTATAGACCATAGGCGGCCTCGTAGCCGGGACTGAGCGCAGCAATTGCTTCACGACCGTATTTTTCAATATCGGCACGGCGCTGGGCGGCATCTTGCCTAGCAAATTCGTTTGCCTCCTTTACGCCCTTGGCCGCTTTCTTCTGACCAAGAACGTCCAGACCCATTCCGGCACCGGCTGTTATTAATCCTGCTGTTACTGGATCCATGCCCATATCACATCACCCATCTGTTATCTATTTTCTGAAAGCCTAAACGCTTCAGCATGTTAATCAAAGCACTTCTTCCGTCAGGAGCAGTTGTAAATACTTGCCTGCATCCGTCTATCTTCTTTAAAGACTGTACGCCTTTTTCGAATATATCTCTAACCCCTGCCCTGCTTTTCCTCGGGCAGCAGATATGAATCTCTATCTTGTCTTCATCTTTTGGTTTTAAAAAAACCAGCGTTTCTTTTGCGTAAAGATAAAAACAGTTGATGTCCTGTATATCTATAGCCTCAAACCCCAAGTCCTTAATAATTGACCTATCTTGAAATATCGACAATGCTGTTTGCTTGTCGCACCTTTCCAAGCCGTCTACATAAAGACTGAAATCTATACCGCTATCCATCCTTTTGTCCTGTCACCACCGATATCTGGCAACATCTTTCGGTACTGTATGGATCCGGCGCTTCCAGCACTATCTAAGTATAAACTATACTGCCTTGCCTCTACCACGCCTTCCGGGGAGCCAGATCCCACAATCGGAATACCTAGCGTAGCATCCTGTGTGAACTGACGGAACGGCTGTGTCATGGTCCCGTTGGCGTCCACTATCGGCTGGGCTACGTTAAGTCTTGGGCTTGCCATTATCCCACCAGATCAGCAGTCAACTGAATGATCACCGGCTTCACCGGGTCAGACAGCGTGAACCTGAACATCTCAAACCGTGACGCGCTACCATTCCTGCGCCAGATACACCGGCGGTTGTATTCACCGATCTTGCCCATCGCCCTCTGTCTGGATGCGCTCCAGCGTTTTCCATCAACGCTTCTTTCCATAGTCATGACTGGGTCGGTGGCGTCAGTGTTACCAACACCTGACCCGACGGTTAGCTCGATCATCGGCACGGTGAACCTTTGCATGTTGTTCTGAAAGGGCTGTGTAACGACCGTGCGCACAATATTGCTTCCGTATTCGGTATAAACATCTGGATCAAGATGACCAATCCTGCCGTCATTTATGTCACCACAGAAAACCTTGTTATAGGCCTGAACCATTGACGCGACACGATACACTGACTGTTCGCTCTGAACACGGGACTTTCTCTCATGCCATCGGCCAGAGATCAAATCGTAGACAAGGCAGGTGTTGTAAAGCGAGAACCCGACAAAGTATGCGCCCTTTTGTGCATAGGACCAAGCATATATTGTTGATAACTGGTCGGCGGTCAGGTCTTGCAGGATGGAGTCGATGGCGGTTGTGGATATCTTCTGTACTGTATTCCCGTTCAGGCTCCAGATCGCGGGTGACTCGTTTGCGCCACCACCAATGAATACAAATGTGTCCTGAGTGTTAATTGGACTGAATGGAGCCGATACGCCCTTTGATAAGAACAAACCAGTCCTCTGAAACGGGAAGTCGGCACCACCAATGTTCTGGAAAGCCTCGATGGTTTGTGATCCAGCAATAAATAGCTGGTTCTTAAATACAATCGGGGCAACAATGTCATCAGGATCAGACTCAGCGGAACCGAAGTCCAGAGCAGAATACGAAAGCCCATCATTCAAAGCAGACACAATAAACTTCTTGGAGTCGGTGGTGCAGCAGAAATACCCGTCAATGAAGACCACATACTGGGGATTGCCGTTTGCAGTGAAATCGGAATCGGTAATCTGTGCAAATGTGTCTGTGGAGTGATTGTAGATATAGCCATTCCCGCCGGGGACCAGCACCATTAACTGGGTGCCATTGTCCGCCATCGAAACCCGGCCAGTACCAGCCACTGTTCCAAGCGCCGTCAATGTATATGTTGCAACATCATCAGTGATAGTTTCGACCATCTTGTACAGCTTGTTTCCGTTCACAAAATACGGAACACCAGCCATCTCATGGCCGCCACGGTTTGTCTCAAGCTCGCTTGATATGGCAACCTGATTCAAGCCCGGAGTGCCAAACAATGTCTCCTGACTCAACGCCTGAGTCTGGACGATGTTCGGATACCAGTTGACACATTCCTGCGCAGAGATCGGCAGGGAGTCACTGATATATGATCCGTTGGCTATTGGTAGCTGGATAATCGGCATCAAAGCGCCCCAAGGATGGCATCTTTAACTATGATGTTGTCGGTTGTAGATTCGTTTCTGACATACAGTTCAAAGTAATCAGAAGCAGAAAGCTCGTAATTCAGGAATGTCACAATCTGCCGTGGTAATCCAGCAGAGACTGTTGTGGATTGCTTGGTTGTGGCCACCACAGAGCCATTCACAGCGATGTAAACACTAATCAGGTGGTTTGACCCACTAGCAACATCAACCGTCACCAGACCATTTATGACGTGCCTGCCGGTGTCTCCGGTGTGGATAATCTTCCCGGTGGTGTCACCTGAATAACCGCTTTCATCGCCAACAACAAACGTCCCAGCCGCCTTGACCGGGGTAGCCGTGCTGGATATGACTGTGGCAGTTGAGTTGCCGCTCATCGTGACGGTTGCGTACTCACCGGTTTCCCTAGACGCGATCGTGATGTAGTTGTCTGTTGCTGTCACAGTAATACCGTCACCGGCAACAATACTAGCAATGACCGGGCTGGCCGCACTAGCACTCAGCAGTACAGGGGATCCAGTTGTATCAACGCTGAAGTTATGGCTGATCTCAACACCGTTCTCAGCAGAGACAGTTGATGTAATCCCTGATCCGTTCTCAATGTTGCGGATTTTATTTACAGTCCCATCAACATCAAGTATTGCCGTACCAGTGACAGCGCCATCTTGAACAATAGACCCGGTAACACCTAAGTTGGCCACAAAGTTATCGTATGAAATCTTGTAGTTCGTGCCATTGACAAAGTAATCAAGAAACGAACCAGCATCAACCGATGCCTTGGCTACAAAATCACTTTTCTTTTTGCCGTTCGCTCTATCAACCATTGGTGTTTTGCTCCAAGCCAATCGCCCCAGTAGTCTCGGCAAGAATGCTCGCTTCTGAGTCCGGGTAAAAATGAGTATTGAATGCCTGACCGTTCCCCTCGTTGCCTGAGCCGACAGGGAGTGTGGCAGGGAACGCAGTGGCCCCGATCCTTTGACCGAGTACCCGCATGGTCTGTAAGCCATCACGGGCCGCCTGAGCCAGTGCTGCGGTTACAGTACCGTTATAATCTGGTGCCACCTCGATTGCCATATTCGCAATCAGCCCCCGCAGTGCGCCTGTCGGGATGGTGACTGAATCTGATAGATCGGATACTTCTGTGTATCCAAGTGATATGCCCTGAGCGTCAAGCTGGAGCATGTAGTTATTCATAGCAAAGATGAAGTCCTGATACTCGTCAGCCTCCAAGGGAGCCTCTGAGCCCTGTACCAGTATCCTTTGAAGTGATGCTTTTGCAACCTGCGCAACAGTAGCCATTATTCGTATTTCGCCCCTTTAACAGATTTACTCCCTTTGCACTTCCACCGTTTCCGGCTGAGCCTCAATGGGGAGTTTGGGTCTTTTGCGGCCTTGGGGTGATCTTTCATTTGACCCGCAGACCTTGCGCAATATGAATCACCCTTGCTGGTTCCGGGACGAACACGGGGTCCGCCACCCTTCGCCTTACCGGACTGGCCATAGCTGACCTTCTTGCCGGATGCAGTGATCTTTACTTTTGCTTTGCCCTTCGCGGGCTTTCTGGAAGTCGCCATAAGGTTAAGGGGGCCGAAGCCCCCTGTTCCCTATTGGTTATACACCAAAGCCTTGACCGGCGAAGAACGGATTGAATGTTGCGTAAGCAGGCAACATGTCAAAACGAATCTTCTGGGTGTTGGCATCACCATCGGCGTACTTGCTCACACGGATGGACATACCATCCTGAGTGGTAGCAATGGTGTCGGTGCTGTACAGTTTAGGCAGCTTGACAGTTCCCAGACCGAAAGCCTGTTTGTGGTAGAACATGTTGGGCTGGTAAACAGTGCTGGCAGAGCCCAGTACAGTGATAACATCACCGCTGTCCAGAGCAGTGTCAACAGTGTTGTACTGACCGTTGGCTTCGTTGATGGCAGGACCAGCAACAAGCAGGGTGCCTGCACCAGAACCATTCAGAGTCACATCTTCAGTAACGATACCTGACCACAGGATTTCGTTGCCGGATGCGTCAAGGATAGGCTCGCGAGTAGACAGGCTCAGACGGTTGCGGCCAGTTACCTGAACGATCTCGCCAGCTTTGATGGTTGCACTAGCACTGAAACCGGCTACAGCCAGAGACTGGATCATGGTGTCCTTGTGGGCCACATAGGTTGCAGTCGGGGCGGCAGACAGAGTACCAGCACGATCAGAAGTAGTGCCTGAAGTGTAGGTTTTCAGAGCATTGGAAGTGATAGCCATCAGACCGCCAAAGTTGCTGGAAATCTGCGCCTTTTCCCATGCAGTACGAACCAGACTATCAGCAGCGTTCAGACCGTTCTGGGCGCTTGACAGATTGGTGGTAGTGTAAGGGTTCATGACGTAGTATTTCTCGCCTTCCATTGGAACACCGATGGAGTCCATCAGAGCGGCAGCACCGGCAACATCAGTCCAAGCGTCAACAACTGTACCCGGAGTACCGTAGTGCAGGTTGGCGTTCTTCAGCATGTAGTTGCCCAGATCCAGTTCCAGATCGGTAACGATACGGCGGGCCATAGGAGCCAGAATATCGTCCAACTGATCCAGTTCCAGTGCTTCTTCAACATTGCCCCATTCGGTAGCAACAGTGAAGTAATTCTGAACGGTGCCAGTAGCCTTGCCAGAGATGATGTCAGACTTGGTAGAAGAACTGATGTCACCGCCAGAAGTGCGGATGGAGTTGTAGTCATGCGGACGTTTGAAGTCTACATTGGAACCACTGGAAGGATTGAACTTGCCTGAAAGCAACTGTGTATCAACAGTTTTGGTCAGAACACGGCTGGACTCGAAAGCGTCCAGAAACACTCGCGCAACTTTGCGAGTAATGTTAGAACTAAGATTGTTAGCCATTGTGAGTTACCTCATTCAAAAATAGCTCCTTTCGGCCCTTTTGGCTGGGGGCTGACTCCGGCGCCTTGCGGCAAATCAACCGGAGATGGAGCGCGGTTTACCTTGGGTTTAAGAGCGCCAGCCTTCTGCTTGATCTCGGATTCAATCCTGATCGCCGCCTGCATTGGACTCATCTGCGACAGTGCCTCAAGCTCTTGGTAGTTGTTGGCAAGGTACTTAGTGATCAGCGGACCTTGTTCATCGGCAAGGATATGTTCCACTACCGGATTCGCAAGTCCAAACTGAGCCACCGTGTTGCCGGCAACCTGAAGCTCTTGGGGCGTGATACCCAACTGGGTAGCCCTGTTGCTATATGTTTCCACTGAAGCGACATATGCTTCGTGCTGTTGTCGCTGTTGGTCCTGCATGATTTGCAACTGCTGCTCTTCAAGAGCGCGCTGTCGTGCATCGTACTGGGCCTGTTTAATTAAAGCCTGTTCCCGGTCGTTCTGTGCCCTTCTGTAGTCGTCATCCGATAACGCAAAAGGATCAGGCTGATCCGGCACAACTGGCCTTTCTTCAGATGTCTGCGTTTCCAGCAATTCCCGATTCTTCCGTTGTTCGGCTTCCAGTTTTCGCTCTAATTCCCTGAGCTTGAAAACCCGCTTCCCAACGATCTCGTTGACTTTACGCTGCTGCGCCTCATCGAAGCTGACGGGATTTTTCTTGCCGTCCTCAATATCCGGTGATGAATCGGAACCCTGCCCCTCCGGGCTTGGGTCTTCAGCCTCAATATCTGTCTCGGTTTCCTCGTTGAACTCTACGTTCTCGGTATCTTCAACAGGTACTTCTTCTGGTTGCATCTCGCTCATAATGATAGCCCTTTATAGGTAAAAGCCGTGAATAAGGTCACGTTCCTGCCCCAAGTTTAACACTGCGCGGGGCGACACAGCAATACGTTTGCTTACGGGTTTATAGCATTAATTCCTATCAAATAATCAAGTGTTGGCTGGTCGAACACGCCAAACATTCCGCCAGCCACCGCTTTTGGATTTGGCTGGACCCTGCCCTTTTTCCGCTCTTCTTCCATAACCCACTTCTGATCTCGAATATCTCTGAACCTTGGGTTCATATCAAATATATTGGCAGGTACCCTGAAAGCGCCAAGTGGTGACCCGTAAAACTCTGATCCGTATGTTGGGTGGTCAGGGTTGATACCTACACCCATACTCAAATCCATGCCATATGCGGCGTTCAAATCACCAAACCTTGGCCTAAACATACTTGGCTCAGTGATAATCGCTCTTGCCTCAGACAGCGTTAAGCCCTCACCTTCACCAAACCCGAACTCATCAAGCGCCTTGCCTATGTTTTTTCTTTTCCCGCCGATACCGGACAAATACTTGCTTATGTTTGGTGAGTCAATTCCCGGCCAATCAGAAACCCCCTGAAACTCTGAACCTTTTTTTGATTTAACGCCATCTCTTATACGTTTATCAAGCGCCTTCTTAGAAGCTGGACTCATAACCTGCTGTGCATATGGCACCATCAAGTCTAACCCCATTGTCGCAAAGTCTGGAGACAGACCTGTTAATCCGTACGGGACAAAGACAGTCCCCCTGTCAGCATTAGGAGAAATGCCACCAAGCATCTGGCCTGCTCTAGCCTTGTTAAATATTGTGCTAACATCACCAGCACCAGTGTTCGCAAATATGGCTTTTCGTTTCATATTTTCAGGCTGGAACCCAAAAAACGCCCCGCCATGCTGCACTCCATAAGGTATCTCTACCCCGTTGATAGCGGCGACCCTTTCAAGTCCGCTTCTGGTGGTGTCCACCATTGTTGAGGCATACCCCCTTCCCTCAAGGTCTTGAGCATTAAGTATTGGCACCTCATTAAATTGCGCTGGCTCCCAGTCAACATTCATCCGGTTTACACGTTCCGCATCACCAACACGCTGAAGTAGCCCCATGTCTCTAGTTACTTCAGGGATGTCTCCGCCTATGATTCTGACATCTGGGCTTCCAGTCAGAGCAGAACCTAACGCCACGCCTGTTCCGCGCTTACTGCCAGATCTAAGTGTCGCGGATGGGTTTTTGGTAATCATTACACCGGCTTGGCCTATTTTTTCCGGCAGGTTATCAACTGTGTAGTCCGGCCCTAGCACTGACGCTGTATATTCG